CAATCCCTTGTGTAATTGAGCCTGCACCCTTTACTGCTGGTAATACGTTGATTCCATAAATCTTAATCTCATCAATACTCTTAGGTTCTGCACTATCTGCAATAGTTAATGCTTTGTCTATTGAGCTTAATGTATCTGCAATCTGCTTATTACTCATTCCTTTTTGGTATGCAATCTCGTCTAGTACATAACCTCCGTTGTATTTGTAGATAGCTACAATAGCTGTTGGGTCGTTACTATAACCAAAGTCTATACCGTAGCGTTCAAGTCGTGCTTCATGTGGTACTGCGTCAATAATCTGCCAACCTTTGTAAATCTTACCGTCTACTTCTCCAAGTTGTCCCTCTCCGTATACTTTCCACCAACCTGCTCGGTTTCTACGTTGTTCAATTGAATCTACAATCTCTTTAGGTAGTGCTTCGTTATCCTTATAGGTAACAATAATAAGTTCTACGTCATCACGCTTCCCTAATACTTCTGTGAATAACCAGAACTCATTTGTAGGGTTAAAGTCTAGGTATACGAACTCTTTAGTACGCACTTCAAGCTGTTCAAAAGCATCAAAGGTTACGTTGTTTGCTTCGTTTATGAATAGTCGGTCACGTCTTGCTCCTCGTAGCTTATCCCCGTTATCAGTTGAGAAGAACTCGATTTGTGAGCCTGTCTCAAAGGTGTAAATACTATCTGTAGCGTTCCAGTTACCGTCTTTCCAATACTTGTGAGCGAGCATGATGTTCTTAAAGTCACGCATTGCTCCACGTTTAAGGTGTGGTATTGATTCAGAGACTACTGAAGTCAATTTCTTCTCCGTGTCCGTCTGTGCTAGGTGAATCAACCAAAGGAGTATTGATATTGTCTTCGATGCTGATGTCCCCCCTTGTGCTACTCGTATCTTCTTGGACATTTTCGATATTTTCTTTAGGCTTGTCGTTATTGAATACATATAAGATTGGTGTTGGTAGTTCTTTACCGTCTACTCCTGCTTGTTCTGTTCGTTTACTATAGAATTTCTTGTTTAATGTCTCTAGTGTGAACTTACTTGCATCTAGTTTAACCCTGTCATCTTCTGCTCCCATAAGGACTTCTACGTTACTTTCAGCCTTTAATAACATACGTTCATGTTTGTAAGAAAGCATTTTGTCGGAGAAACTCTTATAGTTCTCATATTCCCAGTCTCTCATTGTTGCATAAGGAATTTCTAGTGCTTCTGATATTTGTCTTAAATTATTACCATCTAATACAAGCTCTCTTATTTTCCGAAAGAGATGTTCGTCTAGTAGTGTTGGTCGTCCTGCATTCATGTATATATAATAACACAAAAACTCGCTGTTAGGCAAGTTTCTTTAACTCAATTATCGCTTAAATGCTTTTGGTAATGGTGAGTATTCTCCCTTAAACACTTTATCATAACGACCACCTGTAGTGGTGTTCATCATTTTTGTTGTAGCTTTTGCTGCTTTTGTTCCTGCTGCTTGTTTCTTTTTCATACTACTATTTTACCATAATTCTATTATATTTGCCAATAGCCATTACCGTAAATATTATCAGGATTTAGTCTACAATAACCTCCTTTCTTCTTTTCCATTAGTTTATGGTGTAGTTCGCCTGTTATCTTAGCCTGTAGTAATACTAAAGGTAATTTCCATGGCTTAACATACTTAATCATCATGAACATTGGGGCTTTGAATGTTTTACTTTTACATGTAAGTGTCAGCATTGGTGCATGTATTGGGTTTTTGTCATGAATACTAGGAGTATATTTCTTGTATTTCCACTCAAGTTTTGTTTTGAACATAATGTTTTAGTAGGGCTATAGCTCCCATGATTGCAAATGCTTGTAATAGGTCTTGAGTTAGTATTAGTGCTATCCAGTAAGATATACAAATAGGGCAGTAGAATAATTCACCTAAAATCCAGTGTTTACTTGCTATCCATGCTCTAGGTTTTTCTAGTAGTACGCTTTCTGTAAGTAAGTAAGCTATACCGTAAGTTGTGAGGATGTTAGTTAGCATGAAGATTTTATATTAAATTAACTGGAAAACCCCAATAATGTGTTCTTTGAACCTTTTGGAATGACAAGTAATCAAATTTTTCATTACTCATTTCTAGCGTAATATCTTTTAAGTCCACGCCCGAGTTTTGAGCTTCTTCAACCATTTTTCTGATATCACTATCAAACATATCCTCGTTAATCTTTAATATCATAATCTTTTTTTAGTTCCTTGATAAACATTTGTATCTTTATCTTACCGTTACCACAACCATAAGTTTCACGCTGTAACTGGTCTAGTTTTTCTAGGATTTTACTGATTGGGATAGCTCTTTCGTTGTAGCAGTATTCGTTCATAGTTTTGAGTGCATGTATTCCACAATCTTCATGTGGTTTTTTATTGCGTTAGTTACCATAGAAGTTCCGTGTTTTCTGTAAAAGAATAGCGGTTCTTGAATAGTTTTTACTGTGTAACCTGCTTGAGTAGCTCTTAACCAAAAGTCCCAGTCTTCATATCCTAGTTTCATTTCTTCGTCATATCCTCCAATCTTGTGCCAGATTTCTTTCTTAAATAGTGAGCAACAGTTTATTCGGTTAGCTGTTATGAAGTCATCAAAGGTTGGATTTGGGTGTGGGAACCATATTCTGTTAGTGTCTCCAAATTCTTCTTGTCCTGTAGCGATAATGTCTGCGTTTACCTGTAAGCATTTTTCTATAAAGTCAGGTGCAATCTTATCGTCTGCGTCTAAAGTTAATATCCAGTCTCCAGTGGCTACTCTAATACCTGCGTTTCTTGCACTAGATAAACCACCATTTGTCTTCTCTACGAGGCGTACAGGGTACTTTTTAGCGGTTTCAGAGGCATTATCAGGGCTACCATCATTTACTACAATCACTTCACAAGGAATAGTTTGAGCCAGTGCAGACTCTATTGCTTCGGGTAGCCAGTGAGCCTGATTATATACTGGGATTATTATGCTGACTTTTTGCATACAAATACCGTGCAATCGTTTCCGCAATCCCATGCTTTTACTTTTGGAAAGTACTGCTTTAGAATTTCTGTTAATTCATCAAGTGTGTATTCGTAAATGTGGTAAGGATTTGTTGTAGGGTATTTCTTGTTAGGGGTACTTCCTACAAATACTCCATCATCTGTTAGCCTGTCTGAAATCTGTTTAAGTAGTGGTTCTAGTTGGTCACGTTCAATGTGTTCAATAAATTCTGTTGAGACTACGGTGTTTACTTTAGCTTCTGGTAGCTCTTGCGGGCAAACCCATTCTGTTCGTGTTGTCTTTTCTGTGGGATAAAATGTTTCGTCTGTGTACTTATCTAAACATACTACTGATTCTACCTCTTTTCGTTTAGCGTATTCTCGTACAAATAGTCCAGCTCCTGACCCAATGTCTAATACGTTTCCTGTAATATGGGGCATCAGTGAATTGTAATAAGCCCAATCATATTGTCGTTGATTAGGGTTTTCTTTGTGAGTAAATTCTGTTGAACGTTCGTGTGCGCACATATATGTTTATTTTAACTTATTACCTGTTAATTGTCTATTTATCTTCATTAGCTGTTAACGGGGTGGATTGTCTACCTAACATTTCTTCTTTTCGTAACTTATAACAATCAGTACATTCCCAAAGAATAGTTGTCTTTCCGAATAAATGCTCTGATTTTGCGTGCTCAATTTCTGTAAATCCTTGTTCTGATAAACTTTTTGCATAAGTTCTCGCTATCTCTTTCCAAGTGTGTTTGTGGAACATAATTTATAATTTCATCATCTCTTAATCGCTTTTCGGAAGCGGGGGTGTGTAATCGTTTGATAACCCAATTATATTTTCAATAGGTATTGCTATAACACGTCTTATTTCACCATTTATTTCATCTCCTACTATATCTCCAGCAATTACTAGCTTAGTAGCATCACATGCTATAACTTTACCAATAGAAGTAATAATACTAATATCTAAATCGTCTTTTAAGTTACATTGGGTAATATACATATTACTATCTCTCCAATCTATACTTACTATTTTTCCTACAAGATTTATAAAAAATCTTTCTGTTTTCATACTTATATTCAATCAGTTACGCTTTTCGAGGGCGGTTAGTAATCTTTATATCTACTTGTAAATTTTGCCATTGCATACATACACGACGTAAATAATATTACGTACCCAATCGCAAACGCTACTATTTTTAAAATTTCAATCATATATTGTTTTCAATCAGCTAATAAATTATTCCTTACAAGCATCATCCCACCTCAACCAGCAATCCCATAGGTAGATTGTGGCTGATATGCATACGCAGAGTGGTATTACTATGATAA